CCGCAACGCCGGCAATGCGGTTACTGGTGGAAGGCAACGCCTACGAAATCCTGAGCGTGATAAACGTGGACCTCGCAAACGAAGTCATTGAGATTCAGACACGGAGGCGGACAACATGAGCGACTTTCCGCTGTCAGCCTTTGGCGAGATTGTGTTTGCAAAGTGGAATTACCTGCAACTCAAAAAGAACATCGAGCGACTGCAAAAAGAGTTCCCGCGGAGGATCTGTCGCAAGGCACTGGCGGAACTGGCAAAGACAAGCGTCAAGAAAATCAAAGCGACAATTCCTGGGCGAGTTCGTGGGATCAGAAAAGCGATCAAGTGGCGACACAAAAAAGCGCGATATTCAAAGTATGGGCCGGAAGTGAAAGTAGGGGCAGGTGTCGGCAAGCAAAAGCAGACGGCCGGAGAAGCAACGACAACCAAAAACAGAAAAGGCCGGCCTGGTGTTGGTTTCGACGCACGAAATATCCACTGGTGGTTCCTCGGCACTGACAAGCGATACACAGGCACGAAGCGCGTTCGCCGCGGCGGAAAAAAAGGCCGTGGTGGATGGCGTGGCAGCGAGCAACGGGTGGACACTGGCAAGCCAAAAAAATACCGCGGCCGAATGCCGCCACAGGGCAAGCCGATAATTGTGACGCTGACTGGAGCCAGCGGAGAACTGCTGGGAATTGTGCGGAAGTGGATCGATGTTGGCATTAAACAGGAACTAAAATGATCACCGGGCTTGTCGCAAAAATCGTCAGCGACGCAACCATCAGTGCTCTGATAGGTGCCCGGTGTTACGTAAACAAGGCACCGCAAAAGGCACCGCTGCCGTATGTGATTTTGACACAACTGGACTCGGAGGAATTTCAGAGTCTGGACGCAACGACCAGCAGCCTCCGCAGTCTCACGATCGACATCGATTGCAAAGGCCGAACATTCACCGAATGCGAAAGCCTGACGAACGCCGTAAAAGCACTTCTCAAAGACTTTTCCGGCGCGGCTGGAAGCTACACCATCGGAGCAAGTTTTTTCAATTCCGAAGCCCATGATTACGAGCCAGCAGCCGACGGTGGCGACGCTGGAATTTTTGTTGTGACCCTCGATTTCGATTTCCAGTACAACCCATGAACAGGAGTGAAGCCAAATGGCAAAGCTGAAAGTAAAAGGAACCATTCTCGAAGCAGCCATTGCATCGACCACGTTTGCTGCAATTGCGCAGGTAACGTCGTTCAACGTCTCGGGGATTGAGACGGAGACTTACGACAGCCGAACGCTCGATGGCACTGCAGGTGTGGAATACGACTCTACGGGATACGTGGAGGGCGGCAGCGTGACGTTTGACCTGCTTTATGATCCTGCGCTCGCAGGACACCAGGACCTTACCGACTTGGCTGTGTCTGCGCACCTGACGACCGCAGGAGCGCAGCGAGACGTCAACTACAAGATCAAGTTTGCCAACACAGCGCAAACAGAAATGAGCTTCGTGGGCTCGGGTATTGGCGTGGACATTACCGGCGAAATGTCGGACGGCTTGCGTGCGTCAGTTACCATTAAATGCGACGGATGCCCGGCCCTGCCGAGTTAAGGAGCCAAGACCATGCAATGCAAAACCACTCGCGACCTTGGCGTGGTGGACTCGTGGCAATCGCCGCTTATCGTCGAACGCGACGGGCGGCGTATTGTTGCAGCGGGCACACTGATCGACCAAGCGGAACACCCGGAGACGAACTGCGTGGCACTGGTGCGCAATGGCGAGGCAGTGCCAATGGATGAAGAATGCAGACTGGCCGCGGCCATGTCTGCGGACCAAATCGCACGAGCGGTGGCAGCCCGTGCAAAACTCGATGTTCACAAGACGGAGGCGGTTGAAGATGCGGACAGTGATTGACAGGGCGGCATTTCTGGCAGGTGCAGACCTGCCGCGTGAGGATGTGCCAGTGCCAGAATTTGGCGTGGGCTGCGTGATACCCGTCTGGGGCATGAGTGCAGGCGAACGCACACGCTGGGAACAGTCCATGCTTGACGACAAAGGCAAGCAGTCCAAATCGCGAATGCTGGAAATTCGGGCGCGGCTGGCGGTGGCATCCTGCCGCAACGACGACGGCACGGCGATTTTCACCATTGCCGACGTTGAAGCCCTGCAGCAGAAGAGGGCGGATATCATCGAGCGAATCGTAAACGTAGCGCAGCGGCTTTCCGGGTTCAGTAACGCAGACTTGGAAACCGTTGCAAAAAACTCCGAAGAGATCCAGCAAGGCTGACAGCATACCGCCTGGCCGAAGTCATGGGCTGGCTGGATGTTGATGCAATGCTGGATCACCTGACACCGCAGCAGTGGGCGGAATGGCAGGCAAAAGATGCAGTTGATCCAATCGGACATAGGGGAACGCATGAAGTGGTTTCGATCCTCGGGGCAATGCTGGCTGGAGCGTGGGGCGCGAGCGACATCGGCCCGGATACCTTCATGCACTGGCGGCAGCAGTCTGAGGACGAATCCACAACCTCTCACGACGTGGCAGCAATGGCCCTGCAAATGATCGGAGCGAAACGCCGTGGCTAGTCTCGGGACACTCTCGGTTGACATCGGAGCGAAGACGCAGGGGTTTACTTCGGCGCTTTCGACGGCCTCGGCACGGGCTGCGGACTTTGCAAAGAATGCCGGGGCATCCTTCCAGCGCGTGAGCAGCGAAGCCGGAGGAATGGCCAAAAATATCGGCTCGATGTTTGCGGCAATTCAAATCAGCAATTTGGTGGACCGTGCAGTCAGTGGCGTTACAAGCCTTGGAAAGGCAATCATCGGCGGGGCCGCAGATGCCGAATTGATGGTGGCCGAAATGGAAACACTGACCGGCAATGTCGGACAGGGCGCCGTGTTGTTCAATCAACTTGAACGGTTTGCCGCACGCACATCGTTCACGCTGCAGGGAGCCGCAGACGCTTCCCGCAATCTGCTGGCAAAGGGGGTGGCACAAAGCGATTTGATTCCCACCATGCAAATGCTGGGCGATTTGGCGATGGGCAATGAAGAACGCCTTGGATTTCTCGCCAAAGCCTATACCGACGTGCAGGCAAAGGGAAAGCTGATGGCGCAGGAGCAAAATCAGTTCGCCGAAAACGGCATCAACCTTTTTGAGATACTGGCACAGACGACAGGAAAGAACACAACGCAACTGATGGCAATGCGAGAGGCAGGTCAAATCACGTTCGAGATGGTTCAGCAGGGATTGATTGCAGCCACAGGACAGGGCGGACGTTTTTTCGGATTTATGCAGAAAGCGAACGCCACGTTTATCGGCCAGTGGAATTCGCTGATGGAGAATCTGCAGTCCATCGGGCGGGCGATCGGGCAAATGATCCTGCCGACTCTGACGTCGATTGTGACGGAAGCCAATAAGCTGCTCGACGCATTCAACCAAATGCCAGACCGCGCGCAGTTTGCTGGCGATGTTCTTGCAGCCGCGATGGACTTGGCAATCAAATACATACGGGCAAACTGGGAAAATATGCTCGATGGGTTTATCAGTTCGGCGTGGGAAGCCGGCAAGCAGATCGGCAGTTATCTTGATCCCACAAAGTGGATCGACAAAATGCTGCGGCCGGACGACATGATTGATCCTGAGAAAATCACACGACAGAAGGAACTGGAAGCGGCGCAGCAGCGAATGAAAGACCTGATGGCGCAATTGCGAAACGCACCAGGCAACCAACCAGCGGCACCGCTGCAGCCAAAGGCACCGCCTGTGCCAAAGGCGGACGTCGGAGCAGCATTCCGAAAGATGTTCGATTCAATCACGCCAATCGGCGAAACCATTGCAGGCGACGCAACAAAGCTGGTGAACGACGCGACGATGCAGGGGGCAATGGCGATCAATAAGATCGGGCAACTATTCGGTTTTGGAACGGGAGCACAGGCAGAGCAGGTGCAGCCATCGCAGAGGACGGAATTTGCAGCGGCAGCGATGCGAGGAAGTGCGGAAGCGTACAGCATGATTCTGAATGCGATGAAGGGCGGCAGAGATCCTGTGGTGCAAGCAACCAAAGATCAAACTAAAGAACTCAAAGGCCCGCTGATTGATCTTGTCGGGCTGATTCAGGGCGGATCGCCTATTAAATTGATTACTTCACTTGTGGAATGATCGATGGCAGCAAACTACAAGGGCGAAGATCCCGGCGGACGAACAGGACAGAACAATCTGGGAGTTCGCACGTATCAGCGACGTTTTCGCGTCGAAACTACCTCGCAGGCAGACAACGCTTTCACAGTTGGAAGCGCAGCAGGCTTGCCTGTGTTGGGTAACACGCACCCCGGAGACGCAAACGCCTACTGTGTTAGCTTGGACGTGCAGAACACTAGCGGTTGGAAGGGCTGGACCGTGACCGCGACATACAGCACAGAGCGAGAACTCAACACCAATCCTACCAGCGATCCGGCCGTTATCAATTGGAACTCAGAGCAGTTCCAGAAG